CATTGATAGAGTAAAAAAGAATTTAAAAAAACGTAGAACAATAGACCCAAGAACCGGAAAGCAAGACCTTAGGTATAATCCATTAAGTGCAGAAGAAGACATATTCTATGGTGTAGGCAAAGATGGTAAAGGTGATGTAAAGGTACTACAAGGAGACAATAATCTATCTAACATCAAAGATGTTTACTATTTTCAACGTAAGTTATTTTCTGCAACAAAAGTACCTAAAGCATACGTAGGATTAGAGGAAGATGTAAATGCTAAAGGTACTGTAACAGAGCAAGAAATACAGTTTGCTAGAAGTGTACGAAGACTACAAATGGCTATCATAGCTGGATTGAAGGAAATGTTTGATGTAGTATTATCACTAAACGGTATAGCACCTTCTATTGACGATAGCAGATATAGAATTATACTTCCGTCTATTTCTCAAATTGACGAACTTCGTAAATGGCAAGCAAGACTTGTTAAAATGCAGGTTGCACAGATGTATAAACAAAACTTCATGGTTAACTCTGAATACTTAATGCGTGTATTCCTTAATATGACTGACGATGAAATTAAACAAGTAATGGATAACCAAGACCCCATTATGGCACAAATGCAGCAGTTGCAGATTCTACAGATGAAGTCACCACTACCATCAGGTGAATCACCAACAAGTTCAACTAATAACAAGGCAATGTCTGGTGGTGGTGGTGCTAAGTCTATGGGTGGCGCAGGAAATAAACCCCCAGTAAAGAATCCTACTGACACTAAACATAACACTACAAATTCTACTACACGTAAGACACAGAGAAAAGCTGGAACTAAGTCGCCTGGAACTTCTACTGGTGAGGATACTGAGTACACTGATGACGAGTTAGTAAGTATGCTGTTTACAGAAACTATTGACAATGTTGAACTACTTCTTAGTGCAATTGAAGCATTTAACAGGCAGAAATCTAAACTTTCTAAATAAATGTTAACAAATGTGAATAGATATTTATTAACGTTGAATATAATGTACTGTTATATGAACTAGTATGTGTACCAGAGAGGGGGTGTAATACATGAAACGTGTTGGGAGACTTGTCGAACATAAAGATAATCCAGCACAGGATTACTATACAGAAGGGTACATAAAACTTTCTGAAGATGCTCCAGCATCAGGTCAGGTACCAGAAGTAAACGGTTACAGACATGTAGAAGGTGTTGCTGCAAAAGGTAACATTGTAAATCGAAATGGCAGGTTTTATTCTACCCCTATTCTGTCTAATGCTGTTGAAAAGATACAGGATGATGTTAAGGGTAACAAGTTTCTTGGTGAACTTGAACACCCTTGGGAAACACGTTCTGCCTTAGAAAGAGCTGCGGTTAAGTACACAGACGTATTTATGGATGGAGACTTAGTTAGATTTAAAGGACTAGTACTTCATACTGAAAGAGGTAAACAATTAGAGGCGTTGCTTGATGGTAAAGTATACGTTGGTGTGTCAACAAGAGGTTACGGTACTGCAAAAGTTAAAGAAATGGGTGGACAAGAAGTCGAAGATATTCAGGACGACTATCGCTTGAGTGGTTTTGACTTTGTTTTAGACCCTTCTAATCCTAGTGGTGGAGTTAATAAATTTGAATCGACAAATAAGGGGGCAAAAAGAATGACGATTGATGAATTAAAACAGACTGAACCTGAACTTTTTAGTAAGATTGTTACAGAAGCTAAGAAAACAGGTGCCGATGAAAAAGAAGCAGAATTAAAACCTGTTCATGAAAAAGCTATCGGTGAAGCAAAAGTAAGTGCAGTTGAGGACTACAAGAAGACTGACGAAGCTAAGAAGTTTGAAAGTGCTTTTAATGCTGTAGTGTCTGCTATTCAACCTAACTTACCGACAAGTGTTGTTATTCCTGATACTGAACTAGGTAAAAAAGTAACTACTCTTGAATCTGAAAAAGTTACACTTAGCTCAAAGCTTACTGAAGCTGAACAACGTGCTACTGCTGCCGAAGGTAAACTTCAAGAAGTAACTACTGGTAAAGCAATTGCTGAATCAGTTGATTCTAAGATTAAGGGAAGTAAGTTTGAAGGTACAAAGTTTGAAGAAACATTGCGTACTCAATTAACAGAATGTAAAACTGTTGATGAAGTTAGCTCAAAATTTGTTTCTTTGTCAGGTATGTTTGAGCAGTTTAATGTACTTACGGAAAGTGAAGAACACAACACTCCAAAAGGTTCTAGTAAACAAGTACCTAAGAAAGAAGACACTCACGGAGAACCTAAGAGTAAATACACTGAATCACAGCAACGTGCTAGAAATCTTGCAGGGTTAAAAGAAAAAGAGAACGACAAAGAATAAACTAAGATACACAAGGAGGTAAACGAACATGAAACAAAATGCTAACACTGTATTTATGGAAGAAGATGCTGCTCGTAAAGAAGCATGGGCGTATCTTACAGAGGATATTAAAGATGACTATGACAGACGAGTACTTGAAGTACTGTGTGAAAACCAGAAAAATTTTTACGAACAAAAGTATAAAATGGACCTTGAATCTTTGCAGGAAATTAACACAACGGGTAATATTGACCCCTTCACAACATATGCATTTCCACTAATGCGCCGTATTTACCCTAACCTGATTGGTAAGGAACTTGTATCTGTTCAACCTATTCCACAACCAACTGGTAAAATTTTCTACATCGACTTTAGCTATGGGGCTGATTTGGCTCCTACTAAAAAGGGAGATCAGTTTGCATGGAATAACAGTGATCCTACTTCTGATAAAATGGCTAAGTTTAACCCGTACTATGCACTAGGACGTGCAAAAGGTGAAACTCTTGGTACAGGTGATGGTACTAACAAGGTATTCAAAACTGCTTTAGCTCCTGTATTTGCAAATAGTCTTGTATTGTACGTTAATTCTGTAGCAGTAACTACTTTTACAATCCAGACTAATGATCCTGTTAATGGAGTAACAATTCAATGTACTACTGCACCTGCATCAGGTTTAACAGTTACTGCCGATTACATTCAGAATACAGAAGGTCAAAAGTACGTACCGGAAATTGACTTTGCTATTACTGATGCAAGTATCTCTCCGAAACACGTAAGATGAAAACTAAATGGACCCTTGAAACTGAACAGGACTTGATGGCATACCATGGTCTGTCTGCTGAACAAGAGTTAACAGGCATGATGGGTGACGAGTTTATGCGTGAAATTGACCGCATGATCGTTAATGACCTTATGGCTGGAGCTACAGCAGGTAATGTTAACTGGTCTAAAACGTACCCTGGAAATACTTCTGGATATAGCCAAAAAGAATACAATGAAACTCTGTTCCACGCTATTCTAGATGCTTCTCAGTTGATCTACATGAAACGTTTACGCGAAGCAAACTTTATTGTAGGTTCTCCAGATTTTTGTACTAGACTTGAGAAGATTAGCTCATTCCGGTATGCTCCTGGCATTGGTGGCGGGGATGTAATGTCTGGTATGAACGTATTTGGTACTTTGTCTAACCGTTTCAAGATTATCCGTGATCCTTTAATGGCTTCTAACATGGCTCTTGTAGGGTATAAAGGTAACACTTGGATGGAGACAGGATACGTATATTGCCCATATATTTCTTTGTATGCTACTCCAGTATTTATGCACCCAGAATGGTTGGTATCTGTTCGAGGTATCATGTCTCGTTACGCTAGAAAGATGATTACCGGAGACTACTACGCAACTGTAACAATTAACTAAGACAAGTAACTGAATGATGAGTGGCATATGTCACTCATCTTCTAATAAAATTTAGGAGAGATACAAAATGGCTAATAAACTATATGAGAATCATACAAATATGTTACAGGTTGTTTATGACGATAGCATGGAACCTTACAAAGTTGTACCTCAAGGTACAGTAACTCTGGATGAAAAATCTGGAGATAAGTACGGTTGTCTTCGTGAAAAGAAAGCTGACGAAAGTAAAAAAGATGACAACAGTAAGAAGGACGATAAGAAGGACGTTAAAGTATAATTTCCTTGTTAGGAGTGGTACCTATGATTGACCCTATTGCACTTAAGTCAGAAATAAGAGGTCTACTTGGTAACCCACTTACAGCAGAAATTTCAGATGCAACCATAGCGAGTGCAATTAATGCATCCCTTATTGAGTATTCACGCTATAGACCAATACGTAAACCGATTATGCTACAGATAGCTGTAGACATAGCGGAATACAGTCTGGATGCTGACGTAATAGGGGTGCTTGATTGCACTCTCTCTTTTGGGGAACTTGCAGGACCTGATGCTATAAGTGCTCTTACCCTAATCGAATTTGAGCAGGAAACATTTGGAATACCTCTTTTAGATTCTTACTACAGACGATTAAGCCCATCATCAATTAATATTTTTGAAAGGTATAGAACTGCTGAAGATAACTATTATGGCTACGATGCAGAATTTATGCTAGACGAAAACTCTAACCCTTCAATAAAGTTTACGCCTCCTCCTAGAATATCCGGTTCTATTCCTATGGTAGTTGGACTTATGCATACACCAGCATCATTTCCATTAAAAGATAGAGAAACACTTAAACTGTATGCACTAGCAGAGGCAATGGAATCATTAGCGAGTTTTAGGGAGAAGATAGAGGTAGTTCCTACAAATGCAGGGTATAAAATGACCCTTGACAAAGGTACTACATTACTTGAAAGAGCTAGGCAGAAGAAGGAAGAGTTTGAGAGAAAAATGGGTACTGGAACATCTTGGTTTATGAAAGGGTGATACTATGAGTCTTATAAGTCCTGACCATTTAACTTACCTACTTGATCTTTATGACCAGGCATATATGTATCAAGCACTACCCTTACCAATAAAACGAATTGATGCTACAGCAGTAGCCTCTAAAGTAGACGATTTGTTTGATGAAGTACTTGACAAGATATGGATTTCACCTGCAAGCTCTATAATAAATGCTATAGTTTTAAACAAAGTAACACCGGAAATACAGGATAGATTTGCTACTAGGTATCCTATTAAACTAGTAGTTAGAGTATCAGAGTTAGAACTTATACGACAGAACTGGGTGCTTAGTCCTATTGATGTCGTTACATGGCCTAATGAACTAGGAGTTCTAACAGACTATTATGCTATAACATGTCAAGACGATGGTTTGTTTATAGACTCTGACGGAAATAAGTCCCCACTTACACACACAATGATATGCACTGACGAAAAGGCACCTACACAAAATGGATAAAGCAGTTATATGGACAAAAGAGAACCCAGAAAAATGGGAAAAATTTCAAACTAAGCTAATCTTTATGGCTAGTGGGGCGTTACTAGAACAAGCTAGAAAAGAAGTAATAAAGGTACTAAATAAGGCAAAAGAAGACATTATTAAAGATGTAGAAGGGCAGAGTATACCGCTTGAGGCACTATCAGAAAAATACGCAGCATACAAAGCTAGTCATGGCCTTGATACAAGAATACTTATAAGTACAGAAGCGTACTTACATAGCTTAAAAGTAGAAAAAATTGACTCAAATACGTTCATACTACATCCTACTGGAAGTACTACTAGAGGACTATCTATGGAAAGTTTAGGTACTATGTTAGAGTATGGTTCTGGTAGACTGCCATCTAGACCTCACTGGGTTTATCAGAAAGGGCCAGTTAAGAATGAAGTAACAAAGAAATTAACTGACTTGATAAGACTACAAGGTGGTGTTTAAAGTGGACATACCAATTCAGCAGTTGCCTAACATGCTAATGTTAAATGCAACTCACTTAGCTATGAAGAATAAACTTCAAGGTTTAACACTGCCTGGAAAGAATAATACAACAATTACAGTTGATGCTTCATATAGTAGACCTGAAGAGTGGATAAAAACAAGAATACCTCCTGCATTGAATGTTAATTGTGTAATGACAAAGTTTGATCCTACTAGGCATACAATTGACTACATGTACTCATATGCTGATAGTACTAAGCAAGTTATACACGCTAAACGAATGATGACACCATTTTTATTTTTTTATGAAATTAGGTTTATAACTGCGCTTGGTCAGCATAACATATTATTAAGTGAACAAATTCTTAAAAGATTACCGCCCTTAGGCTTTGGTGGATATCTAGAAATTCCTTTTGACACAGCAGTTATAGAGTGTCCATTTGTTATAGAGGATGAAAGGGATATTTTTTTCCACAATTCTCGTGTAGCACAGACTACTGAGTTAAGAGAGTTTGAGGATTGTTACAGGTACAAGGTATTTGGTTGGCAGGATACATATGATACTATTGATCTTAAAACTATCAATACAGTTAATGTTAATATACTAGAAGGGTGGCCTGATTAAAATGAGTGACGAGATAATTGAAAAAGATGTAGAAGTAAAAAAAGAACAGTGTACTATTACTAGTTTAGTAGAATATCCGCTTGTGTTTAACTTGCTTAAATATCCTGTAGAAGATGGATTTTCTAAGTTCTACGGATTGTATTTACATCCAAAAGAGACATCAAGTGTACTTAACACAGGTGATTTAACTACTGAAGTTCAAAAGGCTGAAAGCAAAAAACTTGTTAAAATAAACTTGTTATAAGGAGGATTGATTAAGTTGGCTAATAATGTATATTTATCCGCTGGTGTGTATCCGTCAGAACTTGACTTTACACAGTACGTTAGTTCTGTAGGTACAATTGCACTAGGAATAGTTGCAGTAACTGAAAGAGGCGTAGAAGGGGAAACAGGTGCTAATACTGCTATAACGTCTTGGTCTAATTTTCAAGTAATTGCAGGGTCATATAGGAGCGATAGCTACGGAGCATATGCCGCAAGAAGTTATTTCGATAATGGTGGCGGTAATGCCTATGTATCAAGAGTTTTGAAAACTGGGGTAGATGGATCGTTTACTACTGGTAGTGTTCGTGCAGCAGCCGCTCTTGTAGACATAACAACTCCTACTGCACTGCCTATATTGCAGGTAAACGCTAGATCATTTGGAACATGGGGTAATAAACTGTCTGTGACAATAGTACCTAATACTAAGATATATGCAGATGGGTTTAACCTTAATGTTTATTACAAAAATGATTCCGGTGTACCTACTCTTGTTGAGTCATTTACTCAATGCACAATGAACAACACTAAGCAGGATTATGCTATCTCTAAAGTACATAGTCAGTATATTGTACTCACTAACCCAGCTACTCCAAGCGTAAAGACAATAGCAGCGCAAACAGTAACTTTACTAGGTGGACTTGAGAATGTTACAGGACTAGTAGACCTTGATTACACTAACGCTATTGATAATTTTGCCACTTCACCTATAACATTGCTTATTATACCTGGTAATAGCTCTGCTGCTGTTCTTGACTACGCTATTACGTTTGCAGAAAAGCGTAACGATGTTATTGTAATTGCAGATACTGCTCAAGGATTATTGCCAGCAGACGCTATAGCCTACAGAGAAAATTCTAGTGTTCCATTTAATTCATGTTTCGCTGCTATGTACTATCCATGGCTGGGAATTTCTGATCCTTTGAACAATTGCAATAAAGTAATTCCACCTTCCGGTGCTGTTGCTGGTGTATATTGCAGAGGGGCAGTATGGGAGGCACCAGCAGGAGTTGATCTCGGTGTGCTTAATAATGTTACTTACATGGAAAGAAAGTTAGCTAAGGCTGACATGGACTTGTTGTATGCAGATAACATTAATCCGATTACCTCTTTCCTTGATACAGGTGCAGTAATCTGGGGGCAAAAAACTTTGCAGATTCAAACCACTGATCGTGACAGAGTTAACGTTCGTAGACTTATGTCGTATCTTGAAACTTCTATTGACGCAACTTGTAAAACTGTTGTGTTTAAGGCTAATATTAAGTCTACATGGTCATTGTTGGAACGAAGAGTAAAACCATTTTTACAAAGAGTAGAAGACGCTGGCGGGATATATGATTTCTTGTTTGTGTGCGACTCTACTAACAATACTTCTGCTGATATTGACGAGCACATAATTACAATTGACATATACATTAAG